GTACCACTAAGGCCATCTTTTAGACGAATCGTGGCGTCTCGTAGGTCGATTCTAGCCATTTTATGTTCTCCGTATATAAGGGGTAATGCTAAGTTAGCTTGTTTTAAGTTCCATGTGGAATTTACCGTCTACAACAGATTGTCGTACACGGTCTACTTTATGCACTTGTCCGAAGTGCAACACTTTATTAGAGTCATACTTCCCATGTCTGGGCGTGAGGCAGCCTACAAATGAAGAGTCATCTCCAACTTCAACTCCATATTTATAGACTGATATTGGCCCATCCATGGCCTTCTGGAAAACACCGCACCATAACGTAATGTCATAAGCGTTCTCGTTAGTTTCCCGCATCATATTTGTGATCAGAATATTTAAGTCCACCTGTAGCTCATAGAAGTCCTTACTCAGTTCAAGAATATGGGGACCATTAACTCTAAGCTCAGAATGATCTGCGTGTAGTTCTTCATCTGTTCTTTCGTTGACACCTTCGACCATGAATTCTAATGGGATAGTGTCAGCAGTAGTTTTGAAGTAAACCGCTGAGGAAGCCATGATCCATCGTGCCCAATTTTGGTTTATCATAAGACCACTTCCGTTGCAGTGTCAGTTAGTGTCAGGTTATGCAAAATCTCTTGTTGTGCTAATGGTGGGTTGGCTTCTTCAACAGCCCTGCCGATTACTAACCACCCAGAATTAAGCTCCAGTTTTTCTATACTCTTTGGGGAAAACCGTTGTTTGTCATACACCAACCAGTCATCCAGTTTTAGTTCAAACCCTGGCCCCACGTCTCTAGCGTCAATAACAAATAGTCTAGTGCCAGCATCATAGGTGCCACCATAAACAAATGATTTGTTCGCAGAGATGATTGACAAAGACTGAATCTGTTCCCGCTGTACCTTAATGGGTAAAACTATTGCCCGAGGTATCCTTGTTACTTCTTGAGTGGAAGTCTTGATACCAGTCGCGTAGTCAGTCTCAGCATCCAAGAGTGTGTAAGCATATACCGTACCTCCGAAGCTGCGCTTCAGGGTATACAGCGTCTGTCTCAGACTTCTCATGAGGCGGCGGTTGACAACATCAGACATTATTTTAACCCCTCGGGTTTATTGCAGGATATGATTTCATTCTCATTTAACTTCGGACACACATGCATTAGTCTTGTTACGATGATACTCAGCCATCTGATGCATTCTGTGCTTTGTGTTAGGGCTTTAGTGGTTTGAGAGACAAGACCTTCTAACACTTTCTGTTGATACTGTTCTAAACTTTTAAGTCTTTCAGATTGCAGCACTTCTCGTTTGTAATCCCTCCAGACGAAGAATACAATTATGGCTGCCAGAGGCCCAACTTGCTCCAGTACCTTCACCCAATGTACAACTTCCATGTATCACTCCAATCAAAAACCCCCGAGTCCCGCCCAAGATGGGCGGGACACAGGGAATAAAAACTCGTTTTAGGTTAAGAGAACCGCACCGAGGTTGGTATCTAGTACCTGAGTACCACAGAGCAAGTCAAGAGTGACTTTGGTACCCTGTGAGGCGATATCGTACTGCATGGCAACTCGCATTGAGATACCATTGTAGTTTAGCACACCAGCGGAGACGCCAGCACCACGAGGCATGGCCAAGGGCCGTGACACTAGGGCGATTGCATCCCGATGGAACATGAGGTTGATTCCACCAACTGGGCCTGGGAAGGCTGCGGCGTTATCAGCTACGATAGCTGTGACAGCGCGATCAAGATAGACAATCGTCTGGCTTGCGTTGCTGGGATTCTCGTAAGCCTCTGTGATGGTGTACGTATGACGAGTACCGGTGGTAACACCGAAGGCCAACAGTTGACCAACTTGAGGTACGTTTGTGTAACCATCTAGCACAACCTGCTTAGTATGACCGGCACTCAAAGCACCATCAACGGCACACGCAGCGTATGCAGTGATGACTGACTGATTGGTTACAGCATACTTCAGGGCTTGATTAAGCGTGACAGCCGTGGTATTGGTTGAAGCTGTTGCGGCTGTAGCCCAAGTGACCTGACCGTCTTCAGCGGGGACGACGAATTCGCCAGCGACGACTTCGTGAGCCACGATATCAACAGTCATGGAAGCCTCGTTGCCAGCAGCATAAGCTACCTCCATGGTACCAGCGACACCATCAGTCGTGGCAGTCACGGCCAAACCAGTGGCATTCTGGTCCATAAAGGTGTCAAAACCAAGAACGCGACCGAGACGGGCGTCTTCTAGGGCACGACCACCATCACCACGCTCGTTAGCCTTCATGAAGATGTCAGTCTGAAGCATGAGGGTTTCAGCCGCTGGACCCAAGACCAAACGCCGGTCTTGCATGTAAGCGTTGTTACGGTTCATGGCTTCCCGACCTTCAAGAACATAATCCTTGACAGTGCTGGAAGTGACTACACCGAGCTTACCAGCCGCATTTTCCTGGAAGCGTTGAGCCTGACCACAAAGCATCCGGTCGATGCTGCGGGCAATGCCCTGAGCCGCTGGCTTCAGATGCTGATCTACAAGATCCTTGAAGGACTTGCTAGCCTCACCATCCTTGATGGTGAAGTTGATGTAGTTGTGCATGTTTAGCGCAACTTGGACGTTGGTGGCTGATGCATCTTGTGCAACAACACTGTCCGTGTCAGTCTTCCGGTAAGACTTGAATGTACCAACCCGACGAGTATTAACTACGTCGCCGTACTGGGCCACTTCTGGACTGAAATCACGGTGGACCAACTGGGCCATGACCATGTTTTCTTCAAGGACTGCTAGCCCTTCCATTGCCCACTTCTCTGGGATGAAGGCGTCGTTGTCGTTTGCGTAACATGTGAATGATACTAAAAGTTCGTTCATTAGAGTTTACTCCGTAAAAAAGTAGTTTGTTAAGTTTACATTGGCCCCACTAAGTTTTAGGTCTTGGGTGGGTATAAGACGCCTTCCCAGATTAGTCTGGTCTATTTTAGGCCAAGGGCCTGTGGGTTTGTCTTCCGAAGCTCCATATACTGTTCGGGAGACATGTTGTGAATGTCCACGTTTCCGTGGCCCGACCCTGCGCCGCCGGTTGCGGAACCCGCTCCGATTCCACTGACAACGTTGCTCTTAAAGAGGTTCCCGTATTGCTCGGGCAACTCACGCATACGTTTGACAGCGTCTTCTGGGGTTCTACGAGTGATGATTTGTTCGCCAGTTTTGGTATCAATATCCGTCAGGTCAATAACAGGGGCAAATTCGCCCATTGGCTCACCAGCGTCATCTGTCTGTTCAATGATCTTTGTCATTGTCTTCAAGATGGTAGTGACTTGGCTGGGGTTGAAAGCGTCGTTCTGAATGGCAGCGTCTTGTAACGCACGGTCAACCATTGAACTTTTATACTTGTCCTCCCAGTTCTCTGCCCTGGCTCTGAGATCCTGAACTTCCTCAGTATACTTTGTTTCCAATTGCTTCTTGTCATGCTCCAACTGTTGTTCCTTTGATCGGAACGTCTTTTGCAAGTCTTCCAACTTGCCTTCAAGTTGAGTACGCTGGTCACCAGAGATACTCTGATTCTCCAGTGCTTCCTTATATGCACCCTCTAGTTCAGCTTGTTTACTCTCATACTTGGCAGCATTCCTTCGACGGTCGTCTGCAAGGAATTTGTTAACGTCTTCTTGTGAGAACACTTTAGGTTTCACACTTCCAGCAGGTGGGTCGCCAGCAGGTGGATCGGCAGCAGGTGGATCGGCAGCAGGTGGATCACCAGCAGGTGGATCACCAGCAGGATCAAGATCATACATGGCGGGTGAAACGATAAGCAGTTCAAATAAATCTGACATAATAGGACTCCTAAACCCCACAAATTTTGTTACGAAGACTACTGTCATGGGTACCAGTGTCTCGTTTTTATACCCTTGAAGTGCAAGGTCACAGTGGTTAGATCCGGCTTAGTTTAGGACCGCCATCGCCCCGTAAGAACGGGCGAAGCATCCTCCACGCAGTCGCGCTGGGCACACCATTGATTATGTGTTCAATTGGCTGTTGCCCACGGTTGTACGTGGTTTTTACACCGGCATATCCTTGGCTAACCACG